ATCGGCGAGGTCATCGTAGCTATTGATACATCGGGGTCGATTGGTGGCAAAGAACTTACAGAGTTTGCAACAGAACTGGCTTCAATCTGTGACCTAGTGTCGCCTGATGTGGTAAGAATTATATGGTGGGATGCTGATGTGCATGGTGAGCAAGTATTCAAACCTGACCAATATCAGAACATCGCATCGCTATTGAAACCATTAGGTGGTGGTGGCACTGAGGTCTCATGTGTAAGCAAGTATATCAATGAGAAGAAACTTAGTGCAGAAGCAGTCATTGTGTTTACCGACGGCTATGTTGAAAATAATATCGAGTGGAATATCACTCCACCTACCCTGTGGATGATTACTCAGAATCGAAGTCTTGATGTGCCTGTCGGTAAGAAGGTTATGTTCGGAGATAACTAATGGGTGACGGCGGACTAGCTAGAATCAGAAACGACTTAGTAAATGAACTAATAAAACATTATGGGAAAGGAGCGTATACATGTGCAGTAGAAAGAATGTCTGCCTATGAGGGCGATGAACTCATGATAGATATGTGGCGAAAAGTAGTAGAAGAAATTGATGAACATTTTAAACAAGGAGAAGTGCAATGAAAGCATTAGAATGGGATAGACTTACTAACATCAGTAAGACAGTAAAGCCTTATCGTGGGACTACAAATCGTTTTCCTATCGACAAGAGAACTCACAATACAAAGTGTTTCTATGTTGAAGAACGCAACGGCGAGCAAGTGTATGTGATTACCTACGGCTTTAGACACAACGAGCATTACCATACGAAAGCAGAGTATGAAGCAAACCCATCTAGGATTCATCACAGACAATGGGAAGAAGACGAATCTAAAATGTATGTAAGCTATACACCTGTGCCTAGAGAGTTAGGCATCGTGCGTTCCGACAATACCTTTGAGTTTACTGCGCCTTACTATGGGCAAGGAGACAATCAGATCATGAGTATGTGGAGTCGTGGTTACTTTTCTAGGAGTTCACGACATGGTGGAATGGTATATGGCGAAAGAGGTAGTCTTTTTCATCCGATCTTTAAAGGTATGCGATTAAACTGCAACACCATGATGCCAGCAGAAGGTAGCGAATACAAAGTTGTTGGTAAGCGAGTCAGTCGGAAAGATGCTAAAGAGTTTCTTAGCGGATACGATGATTTCTACAAGGTCAATGAGGTTATGTTCAAAGCGATGGAATATAAAAACTTTATGGATACTGTCGCCGATGTTGCTGAACAAGTTAATGCAAAATTTGACTCGTGGTGTTTAGATTCTGATGTAAGGAGAAACTTATACAAGTTCTTTGAAGATAACAAAGATACTGCGCCGTTGGATGCGTGTTGTGCGTTCGTTCTTGCTGATGATATACAGAATATGTATCGTCGTGTGCGAGAGCATGTAAAACAACAAGCAAGCTATCGCATGGAAGACTTAGAGTTGCAGAATCTATTTGACAATGTCAAGCGTAGACTCAACAAAGAGTTGTATCGTAAGAATCCACAATGTATGAAACTAACAGAGTATACCCCCTATCAGTATTACGCACCTAGCGAGTGGGGTGTTGAAGTGTATGTTAATGGTAACGAAGTTGAACAATACTAAGGAGAAGTAAATGAGCTATATCGTAGATGGTTTTAAGACCGAAGAACTGGCTTCAAAAATAGATGCGTCACCATGTAAGAAACTAATACAAGAACTGAACTTCAAGTATGGACTCAAGGTGATTGACTCTAGACCACTTCAAAACTGGGGTGCGGATAATGTAGAGTTTTATTTAACCGAATCGACTGGTGCTTTTGTTGCTGGTCGTGTGTGGACATACAAGGAAAATGGAAACATTATCTATAACTTTCGCACACCATTCTACCGAAAGGACAGAGGGTCGGACAATGCAGATAGAGAAACAATCCATAGCAAGAAACTTTCTACATTGATGGCTACATTAAAACGGCAAGATGTTGTTCCATCATTGGGTGGAATGTTAAAGAGTCGGCATCAAGATTCTTTTGAGAACGCAGTCAACAGTCTAGAATCTCATCATGGTAATACTTATAAGCGTGTCGAGTTAGAACCCGATGAACTTCATGCGTTGTTGCGTAAAGCCATCATAGGTGTAAATACTAGTAACCTAGATATAAATAAATGTAAAGAACTTCTTGACAAATACGATAAGATAGATAGAATCAAAGATGAAAGAGCTAAAGATGTTGAAAGATTTTTTGGCGGTGGCTTTCATGCGGTAGGCGCAGACAAGCTAGGTCATTTAGTCATCGGCACTCTAAAGCGTATTGACTCTAGTAAGTATGAAATTATCAATCCATTCAAGCGTGTAAAGGATTTATCAGAGCATGAGGAACTACAACCAATTATGTTAATGCAGAAAACAATCTTCCAAGATAGATATACCACAGGCGAGACAGGCAAGCTACATTCAAATTATGTGCCAGTATCTAATCAATATATGGCAGACCTTGATATTGCCTACTGTGCGGTTCGTGGTATTGATTACTTTGACCTTGCTTGGATTCTTGTCCCATGCTCGACAAACTAAGCCCAATCGTGCATCAATATAACTGGAACTTGTATCGTGTGCCTTTGCGTAAGGTAGGAAATAAATACACGATGTATGTGGCTGATGGATTTACTCGGGAATTTGATGAACATACATTACCCGATGAAGTCAAAACCAAGATGGCTATGATACTGTCTAGATATAAACAGATGCTACAAGATTACGAAGTAACTGAATTAGCTTTGCTTGCTACTTGTCACGACGAAGATATGCAAGAGATAGGGTGGCGGTCAAGTGACAGTTGGTTCGTCGTAGTATTGTCGTCTCAGTTGTTAATGAAACTAAAAGGAGAAGCGTAATGGCACAAACCCCCGAAGGGAAAGTGAAGGACAAGGTCAAGAAGATACTCAAAGAGCAGAACATATATTATGTGATGCCAGCGACAGGCGGTTATGGTAGTAGCGGTGCGCCTGATTTCCTAGTGTGTCATAAAGGAAAGTTTTTTGGCATAGAGTGCAAGGCGGGAGATAACCAACCGACTGCGTTGCAAACTGACAACATGAACTGGCTTGAAGATAACGGCGGAACCGCTATTGTCGTAAATGAGAATACAGTTATGCCTTACATGGAGTTGTATTTTAAATAAAGGAGAAGTGAAATGAGATTATATCCACGCAAGTATCAGGTAGTAGAACCAGTAGTAAAAGAACCTGAGAAACCAAAGCTAACCGATAAAGGTTCTAAGTTTGTTTGGACTAAAGGCGCTGATGTTATGAAGACTTTTAGACGACATGGATTTGTCCCGCCATCAGAGTATCGCAACGACTACTTGTTCAAAAAGAATCGAGAACTAACCAATGAATGAGAATGATTTACGAGATTGTTTTGCTATGTTTGCTATGGCGGGAATAGTTATGGATGGTAGTTTAAGTTCAATCGCTTACACAGAGAAAAAGGTATTAGTAGACGAGATTGCAAGACTAGCATACGCACAAGCAGACGCAATGCTCGAAGCAAGAAAACCACCCGACATGGGTATAACCGCAGTAAAACCTAAAAGGAGAAGTAAAGATGGCAAAGCAAGCTGACAATGTAAACAGTCCAGCACACTACACTACTGGTGGAATTGAAACCATAGACTTTATCGAAGCAAAGAACTTAGGTTATAACTTAGGTAATGTCGTCAAATATGTTTCTAGGGCACACTACAAAGGTAGAAAGATTGAAGACTTAAAGAAAGCTGAGTGGTATCTAAAGCGTGAGATTGCTGTGTTGGAAAAGCTATCATGAACAATGAACCAGTAGCGTATGTAACAGGGCTAAATAAATTTGACTCAAAAATGGTTGATACTGTTTTAAAAGTAGGTACACCACTCTACACCCATCCAGCAAGTTTAGTAGATTGGTCTTATCAACAGGGATATCAAGTAGGGAAAGAAACCCATCTAGCAAAGACACTAACAGATGAGGAAATAGCAAAATTAGCTGACGATATTCTTGGTTATCAGATTTACGGATACAAAGAAAGCGGAGTTTATGAATTTGCTAGAGCAATACTAAGAAAGGCAAGCGAATGAATGCAAAACAAGTGGCTGATGAGTTGGAAAACATTTATTGGATACAGGGCGATGGAAAAGGCAAACCATTTCAGCAGTATGCAGACTTTGTACGCCAGCAACAAGTTGAAATTGAGGCGTTGAAAGCAAAGACACTAACAGATGAAGAAATAGAGGAAGTGTTTAGAACTGTGGAGCAAGACTTTGCTTTAACAGAATCTAAAAAATCCGATGGTGGTTGGAGAAACTTTCCTGTTGAATTGGGCAGAGCAATACTAAGAAAGGCA